GAGTATCTAAAGAAGCTAGCTATGCAGAGAATCGACAGGCTGAAGTAACCCGCCCTAGGTAACGGGCATTGTCTGGTGTGACATTGAGATAAAACGCCCATATAACTAATCACAAAAATTATAAAATCTTATGGTTTTTTGGAAAAACGGCAAATTTCACGCTATAATGTGAATATAGCCGTTTTTATGTTTCAAAAAGAAACAAAAAAAGCAAAAAATGTTCCACATGGAACAAAGGTGGTGAACTGATGAGAAAAGACTTTGCGTGTATCGTAATCTCACATGGCAGACCTGAGTGCAGTACGGTAAAGGTATTACGTGAGTGCGGATACACCGGAAAAATCTATATCGTTGTTGATGATGAGGACAAAACGCTACCAGATTATGTCGAGCGGTACGGTGATGATGTTCATATATTCCACAAAGAAGAAAACTTCGATACTGGTGACTTGGGTGGCAGTAAGGCATGTGGAGTGTTTGCACGCAACCAATGTTTGAAGGTTGCAGAGAAAAACAGTTTGACTTATTACCTAGAGCTTGACGATGATCTTGAAAATCTTGCATATAGATATAACGATAACGGGCATTTAAGAGGAATCAAGGCTAGAGAGCTTGACAGGCTGTTTGATGGAATGTGTACTTATTTCGATGAAACATCTGTGCAGTGCATAGGCTTCGGAAATGCCGTTGACTATATTGGTGGTGTGCCAACGTTTGAAAGTGGAAAAGCAAACAGGGCTGTAATGAACAGCTTTTTTCTCAGAGCGTCAAACAAAATCAAATGGCGAAGCAGATTTTCAGACGACATAATTACGGTTGTCGATGAAGCACAAAAAGGTCATGCAGGATTCAGATTCATTCCTGTTATGAGCACATACGACGTATGGATTCCAAAGCGAAAATCAAAAAGCAGTGGCGGTAGTATTGAGGACTACGACAAGATAGGATCTTACAGGTTGAGGTATTACGCCGTTATGTTCCATCCTGATTGCATAAAGCTGAAAGAGTCAGGAGAGGGGTACGACTGGACTGTAGTATCTGAGAATGCATATCCTAAAATATTAAGCGGGCGATATAAGAAAGGCAGGGCGTAAAAATGGAAAACAAAAAAATGAATATCGTTTACAAGAAAGTTAAGGACTTAATTCCGTATGAGAACAATCCAAGAAACAATGATGAAGCTGTTGACTATGTAGCAAAGAGCATTTAGGAGTTCGGCTTCAAAGTTCCTTGTGTAGTGAGCAGTGACGGTGTATTGATCACAGGTCATACAAGACTTAAAGCATGTAAGAAGCTAGGCATTGATGAGGTTCCGTGCATTGTGGCTGATGACCTTACGGAAGATCAGATCAAGGCATTCAGAATCGCAGATAACAAGGTATCCGAATACAGCACATGGGACAACACTAAACTTGCTGAAGAACTCAGCGACATCATGATGGATATGACTCAGTTCGGGGATGATCTTTTCAATGATGATGATACGATGGACGTTGAGCTTCCAGACGAAGAAAATCCTTACAGCCAGAAGAAACACATTCCACAGTACGAACCGACAGGCGATTTTGTTGATATTATGGACTTGATTGACGATGAAAAGACGAACGAGTTAATCAAGGAAATCAAAGAATCTAATGTTTCTGAAGATCAGAAGAACTTCCTTATCAAAGCGGCATATAGGCATCTTAAATTCAATTATTCAAAGATCGCTGACTATTATTCTAATGCTTCTGAAGAAATGCAAATTCTCATGGAGAAATCGGCACTTGTCATTATTGACATTGACGACGCAATTGCAAACGGATATGTGAAGCTTACAAAGGTGGTACAGGACTTAATCGCTGAAGGTGGGGGCGGTGAAGACGATGCGGAATAAAAACTTTGCTGTATTTATTCTTTCGCATGGAAGAGCGAACAATATCAAGACAGTTAATATGTTAAAACGTTTTCATTATACAGGTGACTGGTACGTTGTCATAGACAATGAAGATGATCAAGAAGAACTGTACAGAAATGAGTTCGGAGATCACATCATTCAATTTGATAAGCGAGATTATGTAAGCAGAATTGATCTTGGTGACATAGACACAGACAGAAGAGTTGGTGTATTTGCAAGAAACTTTATTCAAGATGAAGCAGAACGTCTTGGCTATGAATGCCACCTACAGCTTGATGATGATTTTTCTGAAATCTCAATCAGATATGCAGAGAACGATAAGTTACAAAGCATGATGATCACTGACCTTGATGCTGTATTCGATGCGTGCCTTGATTTATTTTTATCAACTCCGTTGACTGCTTTATCATTTGCATTAGCAAGTGACTACATTGGCGGTGTTGCCAATGACAGGTTCCAAGCAGGAATGTTCAGGAAAACAATGGGATCATTTTTCTTAAAAGCAAAAGACAAAGTAAAATTTGTCATGCGTATGAATGATGATATAACATCATGCATTTTGTATGGCTCACGAGGGAAGCTGTTCTATAGCATGTCGAGCTTGCAGGTGATTACTCCTGCGACTCAGCATGATGCTGGCGGAATGACTGATATCTATAAAAAGAATGGTACATATCGAAAATCGTTCTACAGTGTTATGTGCTGCCCTTCATTTGTAAAGGTTTCAGCCATGGGAATTACGGACTTCAGGATTCATCATGAAATCAGTTGGAATAATGCCGTCCCAAAGCTTCTGTCTGAAAGGTGGTGCAAGCATGAAAGACATTGACTATCTGATTATAGGTGCAGGCCTGAGTGGTTCAGTAATTGCAAGAGAACTTACGGACAAGGGCTATAAATGTGTTATTCTTGAGAAACGTGATGCTGTAGCTGGAAATATCAGAGATAAAGAAATCAGCGGAATAAATGTTCATCTATACGGCCCTCATATATTTAGAACTAATGACTTTGCCATATGGGCTTACGTAAACCGTTTCGCTAGTTTTAACAATTTCATCAATGAACCTATTGCAAATTACAAAAGCGAAATTTACAACCTTCCGTTTAATATGAACACATTCTCTAAAATGTGGGGAGTTACAACACCAGAAGAAGCAAAAAGAAAGATTGAGGAGCAGAGAGAACCGTGCGAAAATCCGAAGAACCTTGAAGAATATGTTCTGAATCTTGTAGGCACTGACATTTACGAAAAGCTGATAAAAGGATATACAGAAAAGCAGTGGGGCAAGCCATGCAAGGAACTTGACAAAAGTATTATCAGGCGTATTCCGTTGCGGTTCACGTACAACAATAATTATTTCAATGCAAAGTACCAAGGCATTCCAGTTGATGGCTATTCTAAGGCAGTAGAAAGGCTACTAGAAGGCGTTGAAGTGGTGACAGGGTATAAATGTTCATGCTCAAGCAAAGAGTGGATAGGAAGGGCTAAAAACGTGGTTCTGACTGGTGCCATTGATGAGTGGTACGGCTATTGCTTTGGGACGTTGGAATATAGGAGCCTGAAATTTGAAACTGAGGAATTGCAGGAAGAAAATCACCAAGGAAATGCAGTCGTAAATTACACCGATGCTAGAGTTCCGTTTACTAGAGTTATTGAGCACAAGCATTTCACAGGAGTGAAGACACCGACAACTATTATCACGAAGGAATATCCGCAGAAATGGGATAGCGGAAAAGAACGGTACTATCCGATTGAGGATGAAAAGAACAAAGCGCTGTATCAGAAATACAAAGAGCTTGCAGAACGTGACGGATTGATCACAGTCGGAAGGCTTGCAGAGTACAAATATTATGATATGGAAGATACAATCAAAAGCGCATTAAAGGTGGTGAAAGAATTATGCGAAAAACAGTAAATGAACAGGCGGAAGAAATATTACAGAAAGCAGAAGCGTTTGGAGTTGATAAAAACTTCTTCTTCATTACTACATTCAGGCGATATATGGTGCAATTGAAAATCTTAAATGAGCTTGAATCGTCAATCAAAAATGACGGCGTACTGGTTACGAAAGAGTATGTGAAGGGCAGAAAGAACGTATATTCTCATCCTGCCATTCAGGATTATAACAGAACAACTGACAGTGCAAACAAGACAGTAAGCACGTTAATGAAGATCATTTCGAGATTTTCCAGTGATGATAATTCGAGTGACACTGACCCGTTGCTTCAGCTGATAAATGGCGGTGACGATGATGGCAGTGACGAGCAGTAAGGCTTACGAGTACTGCAAAAGCTCTGTTAGAAAGAAAACCCCGAAGTATGTAAAAGGTGTATAATATACAGTAGAAAAGAGGCATCAAGATGGGTACATATACTGTATATAAGCATACATCACCAAGCGGAAAAGTATATATAGGAATCACAAAGCTAAGTGTTGAAAGGCGGTGGCAAGAAGGGAAAAATTACAAGACAAGCAATCATTTTAATAATGCTATAAAAAAATACGGATGGGACAACATTAAACATGAAATCCTATTTACAGGGCTTTCAAGAAGTGAAGCAGAAACAAAAGAAATAGAACTAATTTCCAAATATGACAGCACGAACCCGCGTAATGGTTACAACATAGAAAAAGGTGGAAATACGCCTAAAATGTCAGAAGAAACCATGGCAACAGATGAGCAAGGCACACAAAGGCAGAAAATGCAAAAAAAGCAGAAAACACACAGAAGAAGAAAAGCTAGCAATTAGCAAAAAATTAAAAGGAAGGACATCTCAAATGAAGGGAAAACATTGGAGTATAGAACAACGCAGTGCAGTAGGAACGCCTATAATATGCACAACAACAGGTGAAGAATTTTATAGCATTCGTGATGCGGCACGTTCTACAGGATGCGACAGAGCAAATATAGCTAGAGTATTAAAAGGAGAATACAAGCAGACGAGGGGGCTTAAGTTTGAATATAAAAAATAGTAAAGCATATATATACTGCAAAAAAAATTATAAAAAACAAACTTGTCCTAAGTACGTCAAGAAACAGATGCGAGACTGGATGAGGATCGCAGAAGGCAAAGACAGAAAATACGTTGTATCAGAGAAAAAGGTTCAGCAGATTGAAAATATTCTGAAGCTGCTTATCATGCCAAAGGGATTGAAAGCAGGACAGTCGATGTATAAGTGCGCCACTGGTTATCAATGGCTTATTTACATTGCTGTGTTATGCACTGTATATCGAGACAACCCGAAAAAGCGCAGATACGAGACAGGGCTGTTGGAAATTTGCAGAAAGAATTTCAAGACATATACAGTCGGAACGATTTTTATTATCTTGTTTTTGACAGAACCAAGGTTCTCAAAGTTCTTTTCAGTTGCGCCTGATGGTGCATTGTCAAGAGAAATAAAAGAAGCAATCTCAGATACAATAAAAAGTAGTCCGCTTATTTACGAATACAAAGGAACGAAGCGGTTCAAATTGCTGAGGGATTATATCAAGTTCAAGCCAAACGAAAATATGCTCATTCCGCTTGCATACAGTAACAACCGTATGGACGGACGTATGCCGAATGCTTTTATTGCAGATGAAGTTGGAGCATTGCCGAACGGTTATCCTGTCGAAGCCATGAGGTCTGGACAGCTTAACGTTGTTAACAAACTAGGGTTCGTTATCAGTACAAAATATCCGACAATCGACAATCCTTTCGAGGACGAGGTTGCATATGCCAAGAAGGTTCTTGATGGCATTGAGAAAGACGATACTATTTTTGCACTTCTATATGAGCCAGACAAAACATCAGACTGGGAAACAGACAATCTTGTTTTGAAACAGGCGAATCCTGCGTCATTGGAAATCCCTGAAATTTGGAATGATCTTGTAAAGAAAAGAGCAAGAGCCATTGCCATTGAGAATGAGCGAGAGAATTTCGTTACAAAGCACTGCAACATTATTTATCAAGGTCAGGGAACAGAAACGTTTATTGACGTTAAAGATGTTCAGGCGTGCAAGGTTGCAGATATTGATTGGTTTGGAAGGGTTGTTTATTTAGGCGTTGACCTTTCAGAATCTAACGATAATACATCTGTTGCCATGGTTTCTGTAGATGATGATGATAACATTCTTGCAGAAAGTTTTGCGTTTATTCCGGCAGACAGGATCACGGAAAAGACAATATCAGAGCGTGTGAACTATCAGGAACTATTGAAGAGTGGGAAAGTACTTGCGTGTGGTGACAGGGTTATCTCATATGCGTTTGTCGAGCAGTTCATATTGAGCATTGAGAGCCGTTATAACGTACAAATACAGGCGATTGGATATGATAGATGGAATGCATTAAGCACAGCGCAGAAATTGGCTAATGAGGGACATAACACGGTTCAGATAAAGCAGTATTCAAACGTGCTACATTCTCCGACAAAGAGGATGAAAGAAGCAATCCTCAAGCAGAAATTCAAATACACAGAAAACAAACTTCTTGAAATCAATTTTCAAAATGCGAAGTGCGCATATGACACAAACAAAAATATGTATGTCAGCAAGAAAAAGAGCAACGGAAAAGTTGATATGGTGGTATCACTTATCAATGCAATTTACCTTCTTGAACAGGATTATTTCTTGAACGAAGGTGACTTCACATTCCAAATGATATAATTGATAAAAACGTACATTTATGCTATTATTTTTGCGTAAAAATGTTTCAAATAGAAAATAATACTGAGGGGGCGGTACGAGAGTGGCACTATTCAGAAAAGTAAAAAATGATGTGAACTTGAACGACCAGAGCGTAAAGCTGGACGATGTGTTGCTGTCGGCATTGCTCAATAATGAGACAATCACGAGGGAAAAGGCTCTCACGCTTCCTGCCGTATCAGGCGCTGTTGATTTTATCAGCGGTTCGATTGCGGCAATGCCTGTTAAACTTTACAAGTATAAGAATGGCAAAGTTGAGGAAGTGCAGAGAGACAGCCGTGTGCGAATGCTGAACGGTGACACTGGGAACACGCTTGACGGGTTCCAGACTAAAAAAGCCATGGTCGAGGACTACTTACTTGGCAAGGGTGGATATTGTTATATCCAGAAAGACAGACAGAACAATGTCACGGCGTTAAAATATATACCGGACATTGATGTGACGGTTTGGAAAAATTCAGACCCAATGAACATGTTCGTACAGTTCTACGTTGGAGCAAACAAAATCTATCCGTGGAACATGGTCAAGTTGTTGAGGAACACCAAAGACGGAGCAAGCGGAAAAGGATTGACCGAAGAAATCTCAAAAGCGCTTGAAACGGCGTACAGTACGTTGGTATATCAGCTTGGACTTGTTAAAACAGGCGGTAACAAAAAAGGATTCTTACAGGCAGAGCGGAGACTTGGACAGGAAGAAGTGGACAAGCTCAAAGAAGCATGGAATAGGTTATACGCCAACAACACCGAGTCCGTCATGGTTCTAAACAACGGCATCAAGTTTCAGGAATCGTCAAACAGTTCTGTTGAAATGCAGTTGAATGAAAGCAAGAAGACTTTGCAGGATGAAATCAACGGAGTTTTCCACATTCACAGTGACTTCAATCTGACATTCAAGGAAGCGATATATCCGATTATTAAAGCATTTGAGACAGCACTCAACAGCACGTTGCTGTTGGAAAAAGAAAAGAAAAGCTTCTTCTTTGAATTCGACACGAAGGAAATTGTTAAAGCAAGCATCAAGGAAAGATTTGATGCTTACAAGGTTGCAAAAGATACAGGACTTATGACTATCAATGAGTTGCGCCGTATGGAGAATTTGAACTACGTTGAGGGAATGGACGTAATCAATGTTGGACTTGGAGCAGTTCTGTATGATATTAAAACCGGAACGTATTATACTCCAAACACCGGACAGGTGACAGGCGGAAATGATGATGAAGAAACTGAACAGGGGGAAGATGATGAAATACAAGTACCTGAAGAATCTGACGAAAAATAGTGCAGATTTCTATGTATATGGTGATATTGTTGATGAGAACAAGCCAAACTTTTGGACTGGCGAGAAATCAGAAACAGCAGTCGATACAAATGCATTCAAGGCAGAGCTTGAAAGTTTGAATGGTGTTACAGATTTTAATATTTACATCAATTCAGGCGGTGGCTCAGTGTTTGCAAGTTCGGCAATGGTCAGCATGTTAAAGCGATTCAGACAGAACACAGGGGCAACGATTCATGCGTACATTGATGGATTATGTGCAAGTGCCGCTACATACCTTGCCATGGTTGCAGACGATATCAATATTTACAAAAATTCTATGCTGATGATTCACAAGCCAGTGACGTTAGCATACGGAAATGCTAATGAGCTACAGCATGACATTGACACACTCAATCAGCTTGAAAACGGATTGATGTTGCCAATGTATGAAGCAAAGGCAAAAGAAGGAATCACGGCAGAAAAGATTGCAGAGCTGGTGAACAACGAAACGTGGTTCAGCGGTAATGCAGATGATGATATGTACATCGGAAATTATTTCAATGTGAATGCACTTGAAACAGTGAAGGATGTACAGGCATGTGCAACGGACTTGTTTAGGAACTATAAACATGTTCCGGAAGCATTAAAAGGACCAAAACAGACTAAAAAGCCTGTTGAGGATCGTGTGCTTGATTACTCGGCATACGAGAATATTATTAGTTCATTAAAGAATAACGGAGGGGCGAAAGAATGAACGTAAAAGCACTTATCGAAAATCGAAATTCAAAAGTCACTCAGATGGAAGGATTGTTGACAACTGCAAAGGCAGAAAACAGATTGCCATCTGAAGACGAAAAGGAGCAGTTCGCAGGACTTGAAAAGGAAGTCAAGGACATTGATGCAACTATTGCTATGTATGATCAAATGGCAGGCATGAGCATGAAGAAAGTGCCTAATGAACCTGTTGAAATGACATATTCAGAAAGAGATCACAAAACATTCGAGAATGCAATTCGTGGTATTGTGAATACTGACACACAGACAATGCCTGCCGATGCAAAGCCACTTATTCCGACAACTGTTTGGAATGAAATCATTTCTCAAGTAATTGAAATCTCACCTGTATTCTCTATGGCGGATCGCTATAACATCACGGGCAAACTGGTATTGCCAAAGTATGACGCGCAGAACAGTTCTATCGTGATGCAGTATGCAGATGAAGGAACAACAGCAGAGTCTGGAAAGGTTGTTATCAGCCAGATTGAACTTGATGGATTCCTTGCACGTTGCCGTGCTAAAATTTCAAAAAGTTTGATTAATAATTCCAACTTTGACATTGTTGGTTTTGTCGAAGCAAAAATGGCACAGGCAATCGCATTGTATTTCGAACATGAGATTTTGTTCGGAACAGTAGGCAAGGTTGAAGGTCTAACTGGAATTACATCAGATATGACTGTTACAACTGCCGCAGCCACAAAGATTACATCAGACGAGTTGATGGATTTACAAGACAAGGTGATTGACAACTATCAAGGTAATTCTATTTGGATTATGAACCGTGAAACTCGAAATGCAATCAGAAAATTAAAAGATAATGAAGGCGATTACTTGTTAAACCGTGACTATACAGCAAAATGGGGATATACACTTCTTGGCAAGGACGTTTATTGCTCTGATGCTATGGACAAAATGATTGCAGGAAAAACAACCATTTATTACGGCGACTTATCTGGTTTAGCTGTGAAAGTTTCAGAAGAAGCTAACATGCAGGTGTTGCAAGAAAGATATGCTGAAGAACATTTACTTGGAATTTTAGCTTTTGTTGAGTGGGATGCAAAGGTTGCAGACACTCAAAAACTTGCAAAACTTGTGATGGCAGCAGGTAAATAAGAAGGGGTGAAACAATATGGAAGTAAGCAAAGTCAGTGATATTACAGTGGATAGCGTTGCAGATTATTTGAGACTGGACGAAGTAACAGACAGTGATAAAAATACATTGGCCATGCTTATTTCTATTGCAACCTCATTTATCAAAAGTTATACAGGGCTTGATGATGATGGCGTTGACAAATATCCTGAATTTGTGATTGTGACGCTTATTCTTTGCCAAGACATGTGGGATAACCGAACAATGTATGTTGACAGCAAGGATTTGAACAATACGGTGCAAAGCATTCTCGCAATGCACAGTGTCAATCTGTTGTGAGGTGTGAGTCATGTTAAATGCAGGCAAGTATTCAAAGCGTATAACAATTTATAAAACTGTAATTGTGACAGATGAGGACGGCTTTCAGACAGAACAAAAACAGGTGATTCTTACACCATATGCATATGTGAGAACGACAAAAGGATTTACGCTGATTGCGAACAATTCTGATTTTGAAAAAGCATACACCAACTTCACGATTCGGTTTCCGAAAACAGAGATCACAAGGGATATGCTGATTGAGTTTCACGGCAAAACATATACGATTGAGTATCTGAACAACGTGGACGAAAACAGTGTTGAATTGGAAATTCAGGCAAAGGAAGTGACTCATTGATGGCAAAACTTGTTATTGATATTGATGATAGCGTATTGAAGGATATATCTTATATCGACAAGCAGTTTGACCACATCTTTGGTGGCATGACCAAAGCAGGTGCAGAGGTCGTATACAAGAACGTTATTTCAGCACTTCCAGAGTCGCTGAGAAGTTCAGGCTTTAGCAGTCATGTGAAACTGTCGAAAGTTTATAAAACGCCGTCAGATGATGGTATCAACACAAAAGTCATGATTACTGGATATTTCATCAACAAAGATGGAAGGAAGACTCCTGCACCACTTGTTGCGAACATGTTTGAGTATGGAAGCTCAAAAAAGAACTATCCAAAGCAACCGTTCTTCCGAAAGTCTTTCAAAAAGTCACAAATCATGAAAGCGATGGAAGAAGCGCAGAAGAATTTAAGTGGGGGGCTTTTGGATGAATAACATCATTGAAAAAACATTGAGTGACTTCACGGTCAATGGCAAAAAAATTCCGGTCAAGTTCTTGCGGTATAATGGCAACGAAGAAACGTACATCACGTATATGGAAACAGACGCAGAGAGTACGTTACATGGTGATGATGAGTTGCTCAATTATATCGAGTATTATGACTTTGATATTTACTCAAAAAGCAATTACAAGCCGATTATCAAGGTGCTAAAGGGATTGCTTGCGAGTGTTGGGTTTATGTGGGAACCTGACAGATCATCCGCAGATATGTACGAGGACGATACGAAGTATTACCACAAGACATTATGTTTTTCAATCGAAAGGAGCGAATAATGGCAAAAATTGGTTTAAATAACTTCCGATATTCAAAACTTACGGAATCGGGAGAAGGCAAAGCAACTTATGATGGCGCGAAAAAGCCAGCCAAGGCTATTACGTGTAAGGTGGATATTTCTAACAATGATGCGTCTTTGTATGCCGATGATGCATTAGCAGAAAGCGATACATCTTTCCAGAAAGGTTCTGTGACAGCAGGAATCGACAACGAAGATGTGCAGACCATGGCAGACCTTTTGGGACATACGGTTTCAGAAGAAGGTTCAGAACTTGTCAGAAATGCAAACGATGTTGCACCATATGTAGGTTTTGGAAGAATCGTCACAAAGATGGTGAATGGAGCTTACAAGTACACGGTAGAATTCTTATGCAAGGTTAAATTCTCAGAACCATCACAGGATGATTCTACAAAAGGCGAAAGCGTATCGTTCAGTACAACTGAACTTGCAGGAACGGTAGCGACATTGGCAGATGGAACATGGTCAAAGTCAAAGACGTTTGACACAAAGACTGAAGCTGTCACATATCTTGAAGGACTGATGGCAAAGACAGCCTAAAAGAATATTAAGGCAGGGTTCGTCCCTGTCTTATTTTTTGAAAGAAAGAAGGTAAAACATGAAGGAAATCTCAAAGACATTTGAATACAAAGGAAAGAAATATAAGCTAGTTTTCAATTTAAACGTGATGGAAGTTATTCAGGACAAGTACGGTACACTTGATAACTGGGGAAAGCTCACAGACGGCACAGAAAATGATGATGAGCCAAACGCAAAGGCTGTTATCTTTGGAATCACCGCAATGCTGAACGAAGGAATTGACATCGAGAACGAGGAAAACGGCACAAAAGAAAAGATGCTTACACGAAAGCAAGTCGGAAGAATGATCACGGAAATTGGCTTGCAATCATCTGCACAGTTGATGAATGGCGTTGTTGTTGACAGCACGCAGAGTGCCGAAAAAAACGCATAATCCCCGATGAGGATGAACCAGAGCCGATAGACTTTACATGGTTCTACTTTATCGGGCGTAACAAACTAGGATTTACATTTCATGAGGTTGGAAGATTGACACTGACAACTTTCAATATGTTTTATAAACATTACAAAGACGATTATGATTTTGAGCTGATGCTTGAAAAGACAGGAACAACCTATGCAAAAGCATACGAGAAATCACAGCATGAAGACGATTGGTTCTAAGGAGGTGAGCGCATGGCATTAGGTGGTACAATAAAGTTAAAAGGCGAAAGCGAATACAGGCGAGCTTTGTCACAGATCACACAGAACTTGCGTGAAGTATCTTCTGAAATGAAGGTTGTAACGAGTACATATGACAAGAACGACACAAGCACCGAAGCATTGACAGCCAAGAGTGATGTGCTGAACAAGCGCCTTGAAGAGCAGAAATCGAAGCTGAAACTTGTTTCTGACCAGTACAAGACATATCAGGATGCTGTTAAACAGTCAGCAGATGAGCATGCGCAACTCGGTGAAAAGCTCGAAAGTGAAAAGGGAAAGCTTGCAAGTATTGAAGCTCAGGTTGGAAAGAATAGTCAAGAGTACAAAGAACAAGAGAAAATTGTTAACGATTTGCAGAAGCAGTATGACGAAAGCACTGAAGCACAGGACAAAAACAAGAAATCATTGTCACAGCTTGCAGTGCAGATGAACAATGCTCAAGCGGACGTTAACAAGACAGCAAAAGAGATTGACAACCTAGGCAAAGAATCTGATGATAGTGCAAAGCAGGTTGATAATCTGTCGAAAAAGATGGGTGATGCTGATGGCGCATCAAAAAAGCTTGGTGATGGTTTCACAGTACTCAAAGGCACGATGGCTAATCTTGCATCACAGGCAATCAGCAAGATTGTTGATGGATTCAAGCAGCTTGTAGGCGGTGCGGTGGACTATCAGAAGTCCATGGAGTATTACACGACATCGTTTACGGTCATGACAGGTTCAGCCGATAAAGCAGGGGAAACAGTCAAAAAGCTTGCTGATATTGGAGCAACAACTCCATTTGATATGCCACAGTTGGCAGATGCAACATCTTTGCTGATGAACTTTGGCTTTAGTGCTGATGATGCGGTTGATAGCATGATGATGCTTGGTGATATTTCGCAGGGAAATGCGGACAAGCTGAACTCCATTGCGAGAGCGTATGGAAAAATGAACTCAGCGCAGAAAGTAACACTTGAAGACATAAACATGATGATTGATGCAGGATTCAACCCGTTGCAGGAAATCTCAGAGAAAACAGGAGAAAGCATGAAAAGCCTTTATGACAGAATATCGAAAGGCAAAATGTCGGTTGATGAGATCACAGAATCAATGAAGCGGTCAACGTCTGAAGGCGGAAAATACTTTCAATCAATGGATGCACAATCTCAGACTTTGGATGGAAGACTATCGACATTGAGTGATACAATCAATTCAAAACTTGGTGAAGCATTACAGCCCATTTTACAAAAGGCCGCTGATGAGTGGATTCCAAACATTACAAACGCAATCGACAATATGGATGTTGATTCTGTCGTTTCTGTCATTGATGATATTGTTTCGGGTGTTGGTGATTTATTCGGATTCATCATGGATAATGGCGGTACGATTATTTCGCTTGTGGCTGGCATTGGTACCGCTATGTTAACGTGGAACGTTGTAAGCATGATTAATGGCGTTGTAGGTGCGGTTAAAGCATTTCAGCTTGCTAACGAGGGTGCATCTGTTGCACAGGCATTGTTGAATGGTGTGATGAATGCTAACCCGATTATGCTTGTTGTAACGTTGCTTGCAGGACTTGTGGCCACAATCATCACGTTGTGGAACACAAACGAGGGATTCCGTAATGCTGTTATAAACGTGTGGAATGCATTCAAGGACACGGTCGGAAATGTAATTACATCTGTTGGTGGATTTATAGACAACCTAATATCGTGGTTTCAGGCACTTCCTGGGCGTATTGGAGCATTCCTTAGTAATGTTATAAGCAACGTACAGAATTGGGCTTCTAACATGGTTTCTAGAGCTTCTGAAGCAGGTTCTAACTTTGTCAATGGTGTTGTGTCATTTATCAGTGGGCTTCCGTCTGCTGTATGGAATTGGCTATCAAGTGCATTGAATAACGCGTGGAATTTTGCAGGGCAGTTGGCACAAGCGGGTGCAAATGCCGCATCTGGACTTGTAAATAACATTATCGGGACAATTAGCAGCCTTCCTGGTCAGTTGTATAATTGGGGTGTCGATATGATCAGCGGTATTGCGAACGGTATCAGGAGTGCGATTCATAAAGTCACAAGTGCAGTCAGTGAAGTTGCGGGAAAAATCAAGTCATTTCTTCATTTCTCAAGACCAGACGAAGGGCCATTGGCTGAATACGAGAGCTGGATGCCTGACATGGTGGAAGGATTGAGCGATAGCTTGCGAAAAGCAAGTCCAGAGTTGATAAATCAGACTGAAGCACTGGCAAATGGCATGTCTGACGCATTCAATGTGAACGGTGGTATTTCGACAAGTGGCGGAAACTATAGAAACATGGTTGATGCATTCAAGGATGCTTTAACACAGGTCAAAGTCGTGATGGACGATGAGGAAATGGGACACTTTGTCGATAAAACTGTTACAAAATTGATATACAATTAAGGGGTGAAGGAATGCAAAACTATGTAGTTCAAAATGGGCTTGACAGCCGATATATAAACGGATTGCTGATTCAGGAATTGCCGTCAATTAGTAAGCCTTTGATGCGTACAAGCATTGAACAGATAGATGGTCGTGATGGCGATATTATCACAAGGCTTGGATACTCAGCATATGACAAAAAAATGAAAATAGGTCTGTTTGGAGATTATGATATTGACGAAATTATTTCGTTCTTTAATACGAGCGGAACAGTCATATTTTCAAATGAGCAAGAAAGATATTACAAATATGACATTCTTGATGCTGTCGATTATAAGCGCCTTATGAGGTTCAGAACGGCTGAGATCACGTATCATGTGCAACCGTTCAAGTACAGTACAATCGAAAAAATGAAGGTGTTTGACAATCCAACAGGAGCTATTACCGTGAGAAATAACGGCAATTATGTTTCAAAACCTATCATTCATATCAAGGGTTCAGGAACAATCAATCTGTCGTTGAATGGTGTGCAGTTGTTCCGTATTGACTTGAGCGCATCAAATTCTATCACTATAGACACGGAAAGGCTTGAAGCGTACAATGATGATGTATTGATGAACAGATACGTTGTCGGAAATTACGACAAATTTATGCTGAAAGTTGGTCCTAATTCCGTATCATGGGATGGACAGCTTACATATATTGCATTTGAAAATCTGTCGAGGTGGATATAATGGAAAAGACGAATCTTGAAATGATTAAAGGCGACACACTGTCATTTGCGGTTGAGATTGAGTTCGATGACAAACCGCAGGAGCTTGAAAAGGCGCTCTTCACGTGCAAAAAGAATCTTGATGATGGCGATGTCGTATTTCAGAAAACACTTGAAAATGGCATCTCATTCAGGAAGCAGGAGCGCAACAAGATGTATTACGTGGTGCGAATTGCGCCTGAAGATACAAAGGACATTGAAACAGGACATTACTTTTACGATATGCAAATTGAGATAAATGGCGATGTGTTCACTATCCTGATAGGTGCGTTGAAAATACGAAATGGAATCACAGACTAGGGGGTGCATAAAATGGGCGAATACTTCACAAAACCTGTTTGTAAGGTTTTCATGCTAAAAGGTGAAAAAGGCCTGAAAGGCGATAAAGGGGAAGGCATTCCCACAGGCGGTACAACAGGACAGTTTTTGAAAAAGAAAAGTAACACCGATTATGAATACGAGTGGGCTGATATTGTTCCAACCTCATCTATTTCAAATAATGAAATTGATACTATCGTGAAAGAGTAGGTGATAACATGGAACACATTACAATGCCGAGAGGTGACTTGCGAAATGTTCATTTTACCGTTCGCGATGCAAACGATGCAGAGGTGAGCAAAGGATTCACTCAAATTACTTTTACGGTAAAAGAAAATACGTCATCGAGAAAAATTATCATCCAAAAAAAGCTGACTGATGGAACGATAACTAAAGACGGAAATGTATATTCATTCTCAATTACGCCGGAAGATACAGACTACATTGATTTTGGTACTTATTATTATGACATCGAGCTTATCAGAGGTGACCAGATACATCAGACATTTATAGGTAAGCTGATTATCACGGAAGAAGTCACATTTGCATGTGATACAGAAAAAGGAGTGTAAAGCATGGATGAATACAAGATTATCATGCTTGCGGACGATGATCACTTAAACTTAAAATTGGATAGCGTTTCAGTTGTCGGGACAGACGATTATAATCAACTAACAAATATTCCTAAAATCAACAATGTTGAAGTAAAAGGAAACAAAGCACTTGTGGATTATGATATTGAAAGCGCAAGCGAAGCAAAAAAAAAGTTTGAAAATATGAACAGCGAAATAAACACACATGTAAGCAATGCAGATATACACGTATCACGTACAGACAGGCTTAAATGGAACAGCGGTACGACGTATACTGTTAGTGAAGGGAGACTAATTATAGGGGGTTGAAAATGGCAGACATTTCAGAAATCACATTACCTAGCGGAGCAACTTACGACATCAAAGATGCAACAGCAAGAAGTCATATAAGCAATAAAAGCAATCCGCATGGAGTCACTAAAGAGCAAGTAGGTCTAGGCAACGTTGAAAACTATGATCAGTCAAAGGCGATAAAAAGTATTACAAGATCAGGAACGACATTTACGGCAACGGCACTAGACGGAACAACATTTACGTTCACTCAGCATGATAACAATACAACATATTCTGTTGCGACACAGAAGGCAAACGGATTGATGTCTGCTGCTGATAAAACTAAATTGGATAATCTGAGCGCAATAAGTGTCTCGACAATTACCAATTCAGAAATCGACACGATAGTCGCTAGCTAAGGAGGAAAAAATGGCTGAATATTTAGATAAAACAGGGCTTAGATACTTCTGGGGCAAGATAAAAGATAAAATGCCTGGACCGCTTCAGGCTTACCCAGTTGGAAGTATCTACATGAGCATTAGCTCTAGCTTTAATCCGAATACATCATTCGGTGGAACATGGTCAAAGATTGCGGAAGGACAGTGCTTAATACAGGCGGGAAATACTTTCAAACTTGGAAGTACTGGTGGAGAAATCGCGCACAAACTCACTGTCGATGAGATGCCGAGACATGAACATAAAATTACTCGCGAAGATGGTGAGAGTATATCATCGTGGGCAACAAATGCTGGTGAAGGAGGCATGTGGGCTTTTCCTGTTGATGGTCCTACGGGTGGCCATCAAGGATACAAGGCGTCATATGCAGGTAGTAGCAACGTCCATAACAATATGCCCCCATACCTAGCAGTTAACATTTGGAAGCGCACAGCATAAGGAGGAAGCAAAATGGAAGAAGCAAGAATTGAAGTAACAAAAAAGCTGGTCTTGAAAGATGGCATGGAATTAAAAATCAAAGAATTCAATGCTGAAGAAGGTAAAGTTTCAGTAACCATATTAGATAGTGGATACCAGGAAGTTATAAAAGCTTTAACAGTGGAACAGGTCGCAGAAATCAAAATTTTGAACGAACTTGGAGAGGTAGTTCTGACAGCGAAAGGATACAGCCTTGGCGACAGCATCTCTGTTAACACCAAGGAGAACACAACTACAGTAACTTTCGAGGTTAAAGAAACAAGAGAAGCCGTGATAGACGCAGCAAAGGCGATTCAGACATTGCAGAATATATCTGAGCAGAACACCGCTGACATCACAGCAATCAATGAAGCCATCGCTTCACTTGCAGAAATCGTAGGAGGAACAGAAGAATGATTAAATGGTATTTACGACAGATTGAGATGGGAAGAATGACTCTTGATGAAGTGCCTAAGAGATGGCATGATGCTGTAGAAAAAGCGTTTGTCCAAGTTGTAGAAAAAAAAAGGCGCTCATTGCGCCTGTCTTCGAGATAAAATTATGATAAAACTATTTGGAACAACAGACACAGATTTTTCAAGCAACGGCGATGCAGTCATTCAGCCATTCAAAGCAAAAGTTCACAAGGAAGATAACGGCAAATTTTATTTGAATGTTGAAGCGGACATTTCTTATGTTGACCTTTTGACAGCAAACAGGATTATCGTTGCAGATACTCCACAAGGTGCACAGGCTTTCCGCATTAAGAATCTAGAAAAAACAAAGAGTAAGATCACGATAAAGGCTCAGCACATTTCGTATGATGCTCAAAACTACGTGATTGCAGACAGTTATGTTGTCGATAAAAATTGCAACGATGCGATGGACCATTTGAACAGCGCCACGGACAATCCTAGCCCGTTTCAGACGGTGTCTGATATTGCAGCAGTAAATTCATACAGGTGCGTGAGAACATCGCTGTATGACGCTTTTAGCACGGTTGTAGAGCGTTGGGGCGGACACATTGTACGTGACAATTACAGGTTCGCAATCATGAGTACTATCGGGCGTGATAACGGGGTTACGGTACGATACAAAAAGAATCTTAAAGAAATGACAAGCACGGCAAATTGGGACAGTGTAGTCACAAAACTTATGCCAGTTGGAAAAGATGGTCTGCTTCTTGATGAGGTCTATCTTTACAGCAAAACACAGTATGATATTCCATTCACAAAAGTTGTATCTTTCAATCAGAATGTTGACCAAGACCTATACAAGGATGCAGAAGGACATCTTGATGAGACAGCATATAACAATGCACTTATTGAGGATTTGAGACAGCAGGGACAGGCATACGTTGACGATAATTGCGTGCCAAAAGTGAATTACACACTAAAGGCTAATCTCGAAAAACTGACAGATATAGGTGATACAATCGAAGTCATTGACGAACCGATGGGCGTGGATATTACAACACATGTTATTTCGTATGATTATGATTGCATTCTGGGCAAGTATACGGAGCTTGAGTTTGGGAACTTTCAACAAAAAGTTTCCGACTTAATGGGAACGGTAAGCTCAACAATTCAGCAGAGTATTGAGAAGAACAATTCAGCTTTACAGGTTGTGTTTTCAGATGCAATTCAACATGCTCAGGAAACAATTCTAGGCATGCTTGGCAATTCTTATGTGGTGTATGAAGGCGACAAGATTCTTGTGGTTGATGCATTACCAAAGGAAGAAGCTCACCACGTCATCATGATTAATAGCGGTGGAATCGGATTTTCAAGCACTGGAATCAATGGAACATTCGAGAGTGCTTGGACGATTGATAATGTGCTTAATATGCAACATATTAATGTTATAAATTTAGTTGCCGACATGATTAAAGGTGGAACATTAAAGCTTGGTTCTAACCTTAACCAGAATGGACAGATTGAAGTCTATGATGAAGCAAACAATCTGATTGCAAAACTTGATAAAAATGGGCTAATCATGTATGGCCTTGATGGCTCATATCTGGTTGTCAATAATTATGTAGGTTTCGCAGGATATGACAGAACAGGTGCCAAAACATTCTGGGTTTCAGGTGACGAGTTCCACCAGAAAAAATCTGTCATCGAGGAAGAGATCACGTTGTGCAACAAGACGAGATTTATCCCGATTACAGTAAAAGATGGCGATACTGTTACAAACGATGGCATAGGTATAGTGGGGGTGTGATATGGCTACATCAGGAACATTCAAAACATCAGCTTATGATGGTGCATACTTACAGTTTGACTGGTCATTGAAAAGTCAAAGCATAGTAAACAATCAGTCTGTCATTTCGTGGACGTTGAAGGGTGCAGGAATCAAGTCTGGTTATTGGTACATGGCTGGCCATTTCAAGTGTACTGTAAACGGCACTGTTGTTTATCAATCAAACACTAGAATTAAGTTATACGCTGGAACGGTTGTGGCATCTGGAGAGTTTGCAATCGGTCACGATACCAATGGTTCAAAGAGTTTCAGCGCATATGCAGAATGTGCAATTTATGTTACGAGCGTAAACTGCAAAGGTTCTGGAAGTTGGAGCCTTCCCAACATTGACAGAGCATCACAGCCAAGTTTGAACACATGGCCGAACAATTCTCCTGATTTTAATATCGGCGATACTATTGTTGTACATATGAACCGAAAGTCAACCGTGTTTACGCACACTGTTGTGCTGAAGTTGGGTTCATACAGCTATACAATCGGCACAGGTGTAACAGATAATATTACGCTTGATACGGACAAGATTGCATCAAGTCTGTATGCACAAATGCCAAACAGCAATAGCATGACAGGTGAAATTGCGGTCACAACGTATAGTGGTAGCACGGTTATAGGAACATCAAGCTGTACCATTATTGCACATGTAGTAAATTCTAATCCGACATTTGATGTTTCGTATGAGGATTCAAATTCTAAAACTGTTGCAATCACAGGAAACAGCAAATATATCATTCGTAACAATTCCACGTTACAGATCAGTGTGAGCAATGCAGAGGCGTTAAACAGTGCAACGCTGAAAACATTGACAGCGGTTGTGAATGGAAATACTTATACAGGCACGTTAAACGGCTCTACAGGCACAATAAATGTCGGCGTGGTAAATGTATCATACGATACGGAAGTGACCGTTAAATTGACGGATTCGAGGGGAAATGTGAGCCAGAAAAAGATCACAGTTCTTGTGTATGATTGGAGCTTGCCGAGTGCAATCATCAAGCTGAACCGCAAAAGCAATTATTATTCAGAAAGTATTTTGAACATTAATGCGAACTATGCTTCGATTGGCGACAAGAATACAGTCACAATCAGGTATCGAACAAAGAAGGTTTCTGACAGTTCATATGGAAGTTATGAAACCATTCAGAACAATGTGGATGTTAACTTCACGGCTGATAACAAGTACGAGTGGAACGTACAGGTTGAGGTTTCTGACAGGATAGGAAAGACAACTTACAATCTGATTCTTTCAAAAGGTATCCCGATTACGTACACTGACATCAAGAAATACAGTTTCGGTGTAAATTGCTTTCCAAAGTACAATAACAGTCTTGAAGTGAACGGCGTGTGCATTAGCGGTCAGGTGCTTTATAACAGTGCAAATGGAACAGCAGGAACTGTCACATTGTCAGATAGTGCGGAAAATTATACGTATCTTGAAATCTTTTACAGATCGTCTGGTGATAATGCTTGTGGAAGTGTCAAAGTATTTAGCCCGAACGGAAAACTTGTGCATTTAGGCGCGATTCATTATATTGCAGATTATGACTATGCAAAGTTTGCTCTTGTGAGTGTGTCGGGTTCAATGATCATATTCAACCAGAATTATCAGATAACTCTGAAAAATAACGGCTCAACATATTCAGCAGAAAATGCAATTTATATAACTAGAGTGGTTGGATATTAAATAAAATCATGGTATACTATGAGTGCAGTGTTTTCATGTTCACTGTATCCTTTCTCAGCCTGTCGGAGGTTTTCGGCGGGCTGCTTTTTTATGCAAAAAAACTAAAGAAAGCGTTTGACTTTTCTGTATTATAGTATTATAGTATAAGTGTAAAGAGAGAGAGGAAAACAAAACATGAAAAAAACAAAGGAAGATGCAATCAGAGAAGCACAGGAGTATTTCAACAAGTATTCAAAATATAAACTAGAGCGTAAAGGAACACCGCTTAAAGTCAGAGTTGTTGCACTGTACCACGATAGCATGGGGAATAAATATGGTGCGCCAGTTCGGTGCAGTTGATTTAGTTGGGTGAAACTCCTAACCTGGTAACTCTTGGAGCAAAGAGGCCAGT